CCATCACCGGTCCGGGCACCGTAGAGCTGCTGTTCCCATTGCCAGAGATTATCCGGGTCCCCGTTGGCGAACTTGATGTCCTCGCGCTCACGACGGCGGAACTCGGCTTCCCAATCCTGGCATTTGCGGAAGCGCTCCTTGGCCTCCGTGATGATCTCCGCTTCCGTCATCATGCCATCCAGCCCTGAGAATGCGTTGGGCGGAATGCGGGTTTCGGAAGTTTCGTGCCGATACCTTTAGCCCCCTCACGGAAGGCTATAGCCATGTAGCGAGCGGCGTCGGCAAAGTGCGATGCATCATCATGCAGCGGCCTAGGACTGAATTGCTTCGTCACCGGGTCAACCTCATACCGATATCGGCGAAGGGCATTCAGGCCTTCCTCGCAATTCTTTTCATCCCACCAGATGTTCGGGAACATCGAACGCAATGCGCTGATGCCGTCCTCGACCTTCAGGTTGGGAACGATGCGTACCGGCATTCCGCTAGCGCGCGTGATCTCTTCTATGGACTTGCCAGTCCCGAGCTGCTTTGCGCGCGCATCGTGAGGAAGCCAGATGGCGTCGATCACGTAGCCAAAGGACTGCATGATGGCGAGGTAGTGAGGCCATGGACGCTGCATGTCCTGATGGCTGCGAATGACGCGGTATTCCAGACCGACCTTCTGTGCGAACCACAAGGACGTATGATCCGCCCAGCCAAGGTCACAGATGACGCTCACCGGCTTGGACATGTCATACCCAACGCGTGTGATCCGTCCGCCCTCTTGGGCATCGCGCAATTCACGAGCGTAGACCGCGCCATCAAGCGCCTGCCTGCAATGACCCTCCCAGATGTTCAGATATGCATCCGGGTCGCGGCGCTTCAGGTCTTCACGCTCGTCAGCGAGAACGTCAGGAAACCACGGGTTGTCGCGCCAGCTCATCTGGACGACGGCAGCGTTCTCTGGCGGGCTCGCCACGAATCGCTTGTAGGTTTCGTCCGTTTCCAGTTCGGGGTTGAATGAAATCCAGATTTCCGACCCATCCTTGCGGATCGTCGGGATCAGTCTTTCCCACGAATAACCGGACACGTTATGAGCTTCTTCGACCCATACGATATCGACGGCTTCCTTGGATTTCAGGCTATCGACGTTGTGACGGAGGCCCGAGAAAATGAACTCGCTGCCAGTCAGATGGCAGATGATGGTCGCTTTCTGGACCTCATACATCTCGCTGAGGCCCATGGCCTCGATCTGATCGGCAAGGAGTTTGTGGACGGAATCCTTGATCGAAACCTGGAACTCACGCGCGCAAAGTATGCGGAGCTTTTTCTGTGCGGCAAGGATCAGAAGTGCGCGAGCTATGCCCCAGCTTTTCGCGCCACCGCGGCCACCATGCAGAACTTTGTAACGCTTGGGCTCAAACAGGAACGCCAGCTTCTCGGGGAACTCTACTTCGCCCCCCGAGAAACCAAGATCGTCAGCCATGAAGGCCTTTAGTACACCAGCGCCATCGGGCCGACGCCGGCCGTGTATGTGGTTGGCGGCGTGATGGCTGCGCCGGTGCCGAACGTGCCGGAAGCCGAACCGACAGCCAAAGGTACGCCAGGCGAATTATACGTGGCGAAGCGAGCCGTGGTGCCGTTGAGCTGCACCGCGATATAATAGGTCCCGGCAGCGGCCTGATACTGCGCCGTGAACGGAATGCGCTGCCAGGTGTTGGCGGTGCCGACCGTCACGCCGGAGGTATTCGTGGTCGCCACGAGCGCACCAGTCGAATCGTGCAACTCAAAGATGAACGAATTCGTGCCACCCGTTGCGCCGATCAGGGCACCGATGCCAGTCAGGAGGCGCGGGAAGCCGATCACAACCGAGGTGTAATAGCGCGTACCGGCGGTTGGAGTGGAAGATGCGACGTTCGTCATCCACGACATGACAGCGGCAAGCTGAACGAGGGAAACGGAGGCGGATTCGGGGGCAGCGCCCTGCACCTGCTGCGTATCCACCGGGAACTGTTCCAGGCCGGTGAAAAAGCCGAGATTCGGCACGCCATTGGTAAGCCAACCAGACATGAGTGGTGTTTCCTTTCAGGGATGGGTGTTAGGCGCTCGCAGCGCCAAGCTGTGCGGAGATGAAGGTGCCGGCCGCCGACACGAAGTACGCGCAGCGGAGAGCGTTGGTGAGCGTCACGCCAGTGGAGCCGGCCGTGCCATCGATAGTATCGGACCCGGCCGCATAGACTTTTGCCGCGTTCGCGCCGCCATTGAAGACGATCACGCAGCCGCCTACGCCGACAGTCGAAGCAGCCGGCAGAACGACGCCAGTACCCGACGCGACCGAGCCAAGGAAGTTGATGGACTTGGTGAGAGCCAATCCCGTAGCGCGGTTCGTTCCGGCCGCCGTCAGCGCGGCAGCGGTGGACTGATCGATAAACCCCTCGACAGACAGGTTCGGAATCGGGGTCGTACCGTCCAGGGCCGCATTTATCTCGTCTTTCCACTCATTGAGCTGAGAACCGTCGATGAGACGGAAGCCAGCGGGGAAAGCATTCTGAATTACGTCTGTCACAACGGTCTTCTCCTTCTACGGCCCGTCACGAGCGCAACCGTCCGGCGGCGGTAGGCCAGCCCCGCCGGGCGCAAAAAGTCAGGTTGTTGGGTTAGTTCACCGACGCCAGGCTTGGGCGTCGTTCAAAATCAAAGTTCCTGGGGCGCGAAGATGGTTTCCGGCTCCAGCATCGCGAATGGCTTGTCCAGTAGATATGCGACCATGCCGGGTGCGAAAGCGACATAGTCAGCGTCATCTACGATGCGCTTCGATGTGACGAACTTGCCCGTCAGGGCCACCGCCTCGCCCGGAGCGTAGTCGCTCGCATTGTCGTTCAGGTTCAACCCGACGCCAGGCGAACCATTATCCACAGCGCGCGCACCGAGCGCGACATTCTCGTTGTCAAAGGACGCAGCCGCATTCCTTTCGGTCTCGGTCAGGATGAAATAGTTCGTGACGGCCATCATGCGGCTCCTACGGCTTGCATGTACGTGTTCAACGCGGCGTAGAGGTCGGCGTTCTGTGCGGCATCGAGGCTCGCGCCAGCCATAGACGCCGCGTACTCCCGTGCCTGGAATGCCGTGGCTGTGCCGTTGGTGTTCGAAGCCCCGATGAATAGCGGTTGAGGCGATGGGTCGGTTGACGCATACGATCCCGTGCCGAGAAGGGAGCCATTTCGATAGGTGCGGATAGTGCTTGCATCGTCCCGGCTTGCAAGAAAGCACCCGAGAGACGAGTTGCTGGCAATCGACCCGTTGGCATTGCCGATATTGATGCGGGCATGCAGAGTAGTTGTCGTGGGCCGCAGGATGATGGCGGTCTGGCGAGAGGTTGCACCCTCGCGCCCGCCGATATCGTTGCCGGTATTGACGCTGTCCTCCCTGGACCAGATGCCAAGAGAGGCAGCGTTCTGCGTGAAATTCACTCCGTCCGTCGCTGGCGTGTAACCGGTGTTGAGATAGCTGGTCGTCCCGTTCGTGGCGTATCCGCGATCAACAGTGAAACTCGGGCTGGATACTGCCGTCAGGTTGAATGCATCTCGAATCCAGTTCTGCCGTGCGGCCTGCGCGTCGTATTGCGCCATGACGTAGAAGGCATCGAGCTTGGACCAGAGCCCGGCCGAAATCATTGATCCAATCAAATCGTTGATCAGCAAAGCCCGTGCAGTCGACGGCGGAGACGTGAATCGCGCTATGAGCGCTTGCGTTTCGGGCAGCAGTCCAGGCCCTAACACCGCCACATTAGTCAACTGGCCTGGCGAAAGCTGCCACATCAGGTAAAATTTCCGACCGCCACAACACTGACATTCGCGCCGGTTGTGACCTTCCATGCACCGGAAGCGCTATTCGCCCCAATAGGGATGAAGAACGGAACAAGACTCGACGTACTTGACGCACCTCCAGCAAAGACAGTGATCGAAATCGCATTGTCGAGAATGATGACATTGCCCGGCGATGTGGACGCGGGAACCACCAGAAGACCGCTGAGATAATCACCGGACGCACCCGAGCCTCCAAGCACCTGCGCTGTCTGGCTTGCTGCAACCGTTTCGTACTGAGCCTTGGCCGTGACGATCTGCCGACCTCCAGAATCCACCAACGCAGGGCCGAGATCGCCAGACGGATCCTCGAACCCAATCGCAACACCGGTCGCAGGGAACG